AGCCCTGAGAGGTCGCTATGGATTACTTGATATACCTTTTTAGCCTGGATATTATCCCACGACACGCTCTGCATGATAGGCGTAAATACGAGCGCAATATCTGCGCTGTATGTTAGCTCTCTGCTAGGGTCAAAAGTAACTTTGCCATAAGGTCGCAAGCGATCTAGTTGCGCATCTGCTCCGTCTGCTTTGGCGTTGATTACGAACTCTAGCTCGTAGTCTTTGCCGAATCTTCGTGCGAACTGATACATGGCCGTTTCTATGCCACCAATAGCGCACATATAAGTCATCTGTATTAAAATCTTCATTTTCCTAAATAACCGTCAATAATTCTCTTTGCTTCATCGAATCCACAAGCGAACTTTGCTACATACCCTTTACGGCGTAGCTGCTCCAATGCATCGAACTGCTCTCTGATATGTTTGTCTGCTACTAGCGTTCCGTCTTTCTTATAAATGCGAGTGCCGGCTTTCTTGAGTTCGATAAATAGGCCGTATCTACAATGCCCAAAACTGAAAGCTACGCTTTTTTCTTTATCTTCAAACTCCGTTCTCGCCACTTCTTTTGGCTCGGCAATAAACATATCTGGCCATGCTCTGCGGCCGCCGTTCTGCCTTTTCTGCTTGATTGCTTGCCCCATCGTTAGCTTGATGCCGCTGCCAAAGTCGGAGTGGAACATAACGTCTGGATACTGCAAGCGTAGATAGTCTGCTACTTGCACTTGTAAATCTGCCTCGCTAGTCATCGTCTTTCCTAAAGTTCTTAAAAGTAATCTCAATACCCTTTGCGTTCTCGATATTGAGTTGTAAGCCGTCCTCTCGGTCTAGCATTGAAGCTTTAAGCCAACGATCGTGTGCCATCATCTGCTTTTGTAGGTCATCGTTGCCGTCTTTGTCTTTAGCTTCTAGACCTTTTACGATAGGACGGATAGCTTTATCGAGCGTTACCCCTTGCTTTGCGAAAGTCTTTCTTATCTCTTTAGCAAGGTCAAGTTTGGTTAAGTTTTCCCAGCCTATCGTTTTAGCGCTTCCGTAAGTGGCGTTTGGATAAGCTACTTGAGCGGCGGCTGTTGCGTTACCGCCGTTCTTTATTAGCTCTTTCTCAAAGATTGCCTGTTTAGGCGTTAGGTTTTTTTCTTTAGCCTTTGGCATCTTCTGCCTCTTTCTTGGTTACTCTTGTTACTCTTGGCGGGTCGTAGTTCTGGTCTATCTCGTATATTCCTCTAGCCGTAATTATGGTGCTTTTGCCACCTAGCGGCTTAATTTTTGCTACTTCTTCGATAAACTTTTTTGCCCAATCGCTAAGATTATCATCTTTCCCCATCTTCTCGCTCCAATAACTCTGGGTTTTCATGGATGTTGCCGATAACCCTAGCGCCATTCACGCCAAGAAAACTACATATATTCCATGCCTCCTTGCTGTCATATTTGACAGCCCAAAACGAATTATCATGATACTCTACCACAAGTGTCGCAGCGAAATATTGAAGTATATCCCCTTCATATATCTCTTTACCGTCCTTCCTAGTTTTTAATCCTGTATATTGTTCGATACATTGGTTGTCGTCATTCTCGTCATGGTCTCCAAAGAATCTACTTAGGCTGTCATAATCTTGGCTATAATGTGGCTTTTTAAGCTTTTCGCCGTAATAAACCCATGCCCTAAACTTTAGCTCTCGCATTCTTCCTCCTGACGGAGTTCAAACTCATCTATGCTAATCGCATTGGTTTCTTTCTGTAGCTTCTCTGCGGCTTTGCGAGTTGCGCAAACCCCATAAATATAGCCCTCGTTCATAAAGCCCGAATTGTCCCAAACTACATAGACTTTCATTCTACTCTCCCCATCAGCATTAGCCTTGCTAAGATTATCCCCAGTAAGGCGCACTCGTATTCGCCCTTACAGATAAGCGCAATAGCAAAAGGTATCATCGCCGATACGCAGATAATCGTGACGATATCACGCATAATTGATTCTTTATTCTTCTTTGTCTTTGACATTTTATTCTTCCTCCTAAAATGCAATTCTCGCTATAATATCAACCGCTAAAACACTTAAGTCTGCTATTATGATTGGTATTGTAATTTCTGCGATATAAACTGATGGTGCTTGGTTATGTCCTGTCCATATGAACTCATCTAGCATTGCCCCTAAAGCGTTAGTGAATAGACAAGCGAAAAATACAAAACCGCAGATTGCTTCGAGTGTATTCATTATTCTTCCTCCCCGCAGAGTTCGACGATGGTGTAAGTTTCGCTATCTTTCAATCCTTTCGGTAACTGATAACCCCAAAACTCGATGTCGATACCTTGCTCTCTGCTGTTAAAAGCTCGCAGATACCAAGCGTGTGCCGATTCATAACAGTTCATATAATTCAATCCATTAGCATCAGCCCATGCTCGCACGGCTTTGCGAATTTTATCATCTTTGATTAGTGGTTCGACTGGTTCGTAGTCTTTCCAATCTTCGTAGAGCTTAGCGAGAGAGTCGTATTCGCCTAAGATAGAACTTACAGATCTTGCACTTCTAATGGCTCTGAGATCACAGACGATTATCGAATACTCGCCGTCGCCATTGCTTTTTTCTCTCACGATAGCATCGCATACTTTCCCTGTCTGTTTATTGCGTAGTTTCATTCCCTTGCCTCCAAAATCTCTTTAACTGGCTTACTAGGATAGCCGAACTGCTTCATATAGTTATTGAGTGCGGTTAAACACTTCTCCAAGTCCTCACCCTCTAGGTTCTTAAAAGCATCCTTAATCGAGGCAAGGTAATAATCGTATAATAATGTCGTCATATAATCTCCAGATCACCTATCTTTTATTGCGCAGCTTCATAATCGTCCCATACCTTTTTATACTTGTATCTGCTCTTGCCCATGCCGGTTTTAATGCCTTTTCTTGAGCTTCTCTTGCCGCCAATTGCACCGGCCTTTTTAGCTAGCTCTGGATGAGCTTCAAACCATCTAGGCGCTTTGTGCTTGGCGCTGCCACCTTTTCGGCCAATCATGGCGTAAAAGTCGCTGCCGTGCTTGGCTTTGTTTGTGGCCGCTGCCTTTTGGCCACCCTCTTTACTACCTGCCATTTTTGATCTCCATAGATTTGTATAATTCTTCGCAGATTTCGTAAGCTAATCTAATACTCTTGGTCTGCGCCCATTTCTGTAATTTCTCTTCCATCTAGTGTTTCCCAGTTTTTGGTTAATGTTTGATAAGTCGCCCTATTGATGTGCGGGCCTCGTAAGATAAAGCAGACTGTCGTTTGCGGGAAGATAAGGAAGTTCCCGGTATATAGCTTGTCTTGTATAAAGGCCTCGTTTGTGTAGCCGATATAGCGCAGCTTTGTAGCCTTGAGGTATATAAAGTCGTTATTCTTCTGCATTTTCTATATCTTCGCTAATCTTATTCAGCTCGATCGTGTTGCTAATCTTCTGCAAGAGCGAGGCGTTGTCTGTAAGGTCTTTGATTGAGTTATATAGCTCGTTCATTTCTAGCCCGTCTGTATATCTTGGTAAGTTATCGTGCATACCGTTAATGGTGATTGCGATATTACCCATAACAGCATCTTTTAGCTTCGCTAGTTCTTCGATTGATAATTCCATTTTTACCTCCTATTTTTGGCTCTGTATTGACCGCCAGAGCCTTTGCGGTTGTTGTAGCGACTCGACAGGTTGCCCCGCCTTGTCTTAGTGCTACGCTCGCCTCTGCTAACCTTGATACCGCTCGCAGTCGGCATCAAGGACGATAGGACTCAGCCGAGCGCCAGATTTAAGACATCATCGGGAGTTTTTTAATAACCCCCCCCCAGGACTCCGCTCGTAGATTCCATTTGACTTGCGTTTTTGCCTAAGCCCTGGCGGGGAGCGGTTAAGCTCTCCCGTTGTCTTTGTTAAGTTTCGTTCAATGGTCGAGGCTTGCTCGGTCGGTTGTCCATAATGAGCCAGACTTATAACCGAGCTTGCCTCCTGTTTGCCCCTACCGACCAACGATAAGGACGTTCCAAGAGGCAAGCGCCTCTATTGGTTGTTAATTTTTAGTAATAACTGAACTCTCTTTTTGTATCGTTTATGATTCCACGCCTTATCTTCCGCATATTGCGATACTCGCTTGATAGCTCATCGTATGCTACGGAATACTCAGCGTATAGCTTCGCTAGTGTTCTCTCTAGTTCTTTATTTCCTTTTAGCTCCTCTTTCAGTCGCTCTATTGCTCGGAGTTCTCCTAGTGCTATGTCGCATTGCCGCCTAGTTACTGGCATGGCGAACCTCGATGCGTTCTTCTGTTGGTATATATTTGACCTTGATACGCTTCATGTCTTTTGCTCCTGTTATGTGATACTGACCGCAGATGTCGCACTCATAGACCCTCGCTGGGGCTTTTCCGGCCGCTCTACGGTTCTTCTTCCTGTTAAAGTTGTTCATGCTTCTAGCGACCCTCTGAGCCGCTCCTGCGCTTGGGAAGCATTGTTTCCCGCTGCTACAATCCATAAGTCGCCTCCTGCACTTCCGCTATCATGGCCGCCACGATCAAGACCGCTGCGGTTGTTGCGGCGATGGCTATTACGATGATTTGAATTGTTACGCTCCTAAGTTCTTCATCTTCTGTCGATAGTTGCTTTTTCATGGCTAATCCCCATACTCTACAAAGCGCCATCTGTCCTCGATACGGCTTTGGCGTTGCTGGTATTTCTGCGCCCAGCCCTCTGGAACTGGTTGCTGCTGGCGAGTTTCTAGGGCGACTTTCTCGCCCTGTTTCTCGTTCTTCTCGTTATTTTTCATTGAGTCGTCCTTTCGCTTGGTTAAACATCCTGTTGATTGCTGCCATTTGCTTATCTGATAGGTTTTTAGCCTTGATTTCTTCGTAGTAGGCTTTAAGGCTCTCTGCATCATCTATCACTTCGAGCGCTTCTTTTACCTCGTCAAAGTCGATTCCGTAATTGGTTTTGGCCTTGCTAAAGTTTTTGCGATCTTCTGCCGTGTGGGCTTCGAGCGCATCGTCATCATCACAGGCGATAGCTTGCACGAGTTGCACGGTGTAGCGCCTGGCGTAAGTTAAGGCCGCTCCGTAAGCTTGCGCTGGGTTCATGCCGTTAGTTGTGAGTTCTACGACCCTTGCGCCTTGAATCCACTCGTTGCCGACCTTTGCAAAGACATACTCGTAGCCATCTACTCGCTCTGTGCGCATTGGTGGTATCTCTACCCCGGCTCTTGCGAGGTCTGCCAAGTTTGAATACTTGTAGTTGTATCCTTTGCTGGCGTTCTTTACGATTTGTTTATTGTTTTCGCTCATTTATTCTTAGCTCCTCTTGTTCTTTTCCTTGTTCTATTTGTTCCCAGACTGCATTTTTAATCTTGCTCATCTTCGGCCTCCTGCTGTTCTTTGAGTTTCCCTAAGACTTTCTCGGCCTTTTCCAAAAACTCATCGCACGCCTTTTTCATTTCTTGCATTTCCGGCATCATTTCTAAGCTCCTGCCGTGATACTGTTGCGAACTTCTAAGGCTTTGCGCTTGTAGCGCAAGGCTAGCTGGAAGCGCTTAAAATCTCGCTTCGATAGTTCCGTTAGGCGTTCCATGATATAGTCGAGTTCTGCGGCTCTCGATCCGTAAGTTTCGATAGCTTCTTGCTCGATTTCATCGTCCGTCATGTTCTCGGTGCGTTCTAGCTCGTCTATTGCTTCTGTTAGTTCTTTTTGCTCTTTAGTTGTCATTTCGTTGCTCCTTTGTTTTATTTGCAGATTGGTTCGTCATAGTAATACGTCCAAGTGCAGTTATTGCGCTCGGCGTATGCTTCAAGGTTCTTGGCTCGGTAGTTGCCTACGGCCACAGCGCCAGCGAGGGCTAAAATAATTGCTCCTGCGATGGCGAGTTTCTTTCTCATTTGTTTTGCTCCTTTCTTCGCTACCCGTAACCAGACACCATAAGATTTAATCCGCCGAGAGGCTTTGAGATAGTTTTTAATCGAGGTGAGAAAAAGCAAAGCCTAAGTGTAGTAGTGTGATTCTGAGGCGGTGATACTAGATAAATTACGAAATTCAAAACTTAAAAGGAGTTTAGTTTTATGTTCCGTGTTTGTTGAACTAGAAAGATAAAAAGGGGTATCGGTGTCTGGTTATCGGTAGCGAAAAATTATTTTGTTATTTGCCACTAGCTATCGGATTGGCCTCGCTCCAGCAATTGAAAAAGATTCTATTCTTGCAAAGCTATTGGGAAGCGCTTAGCAAAACCGAAAAATTGAATAGTTGTCAGTCGCCATCATCTATGGAAACTAGGAGCTATCGAGCTTTTACCCGGCTCATCTGCGGTGATTTTGTGACAGTTTTAATCTCAAAATATATTGATGGCTTTACACGGTTAAGAGAGCCGAGGCCAGTCTGATAGCTAGTGTTGTTCGCTAACCTAAGTTGTTAAGTAGATTCGCAAGGCTCGAATAGCTCCTTTGCACCAGATTGATTTTGAAAAAAATCGCCCTGTTTAGGCGATTGGTTATGTCTTATAGTTGTGTTTTCTTTGTAAGATGTCCTAATATACATTGTGCGACATCCCAAGTTTCTGTATAAGATGATTAACCAATCGTCTTTTTGAATCGTCTTTCAATTAACTTTCGTTGCTGAACTACCCTAATAATAGCGTATCGGTTAAGCTTTGTCAATACTTTTGCATAAGCTTTTTCATATAATTTTGAACGCCCCCCTTACCGCTCGATCGATAGTTTAATTTTTGGCATTTTGGGGAGTTTCTTCGCAATTCTTTGGCCGAGCGGTTCTTTTGGGGCTTGAGTGGGTTCAAAAGGGGAAGTGCTAAAGACGAAGCGGCCGTGGATAGGGATAGTGCGGAGCGCTGCTTGTTCTTCTGGCGTTAGATGCACTTCTCTTCCCGTCCCTCGCATTTTGATTGTGCCGCCAATTACTTGATTCCACTCTAAAAGCGTAATTTGGCGGTCGCTCATCCGATAGTGTTTCTTGAGCGATAGTGCGAGCATCGATTTAATGATTGACTGATAGTTGTCCATAAAATGTCCTTTCGTTGCGTATTTGGCTTTATTTGCTATGTTTCGACCTAAAACGCATAGACACTCAACTTTTCGGCTAAAATCGCTCAGACGGGCTTCTGTGGGCTTAGAACGGCAATTTCTGGCGGGCTTGTTCTCGAACTTTTTTATCTACGGTCTTTTGCTCGTGGATTCCTAAGCGCCTAGCTCGCTCTTTGTTTAGGCGCTTGATCTCGTGCGGTTGGCACGGGTAGCTATTAGGCGGGAAGTATTTAGCGCCGGTATCGTCATACGTTGGCACACACTCCCAGGCTAAGCACACGCTCAGACCATCGTTAGCTAAGACGTAGTAGAACTGTGTAGGCATTTGGCGCACTTGAGCCTTTGTATAGTCCTTTTTGCGCCACTCCCAATCGACCGAGTAAGCTTCGCTCATTGTGGTATCTCCTTTAGGCCGTAGTTTTCCATGTTGTAGATCTTGCAAGGGTTCGGCTGTGTCGGCTGGCCATATCTTCCCTGTTGTATCGGCTCATCGCTCTTGAGAGCAAACACTCCAGCCCATCCTCGTTCGATAGACTGATTGATGATCTCGACCTTTTCTCTGTCGCTAGAGCCTAGCTTGTTTAGCTTCGAGATAATCAGCTCAAGAGCTTTGTTAGTCATCGGCTTTTTTATAAGCTTTCTGAACTTTACGAACTCAATAAGGGCAGAGCGTAGCTCCTCGGATTCCGTGGCTTCTTCGATAATCGAGTTAAAGTTTTCCACAGGCTTGGAGCTTTGCTCCTTACTTACTTTCTTATTATTCTTACTTGTATTATTAGCTGTTACATTTTTGTAACTAGGGTAGTTACATTTTTGTAAGGGGGTAGTTACATTTTTGTAACTAGGGGTGTGGAAAACTTTTAGCCTGATATTACGGCGCAAGATCGCCTTTTGCTCGTTGCGTATAACTCGAACTTCGATATATCCCCGCTCTGCTAGCTTCGTAGTCCAGCACGAGATCGTCTTTTCACTTACGCCGTATAGCTCGGCAAAATAACGCCTAGATGCCCAGCATCTGCCGTCTTTATGCGTTAAAGATGCTATCTCGGCGTAAAATAGTTTCTCGCTAGCTGATAGTTTTTCGTCATATCGGACTTCCGCCGGCAAAATGGCGAAGTAATTTGGCCGTTCTTCGACCTCCGAAAAGTCTTGCATTTTATTTACCTCCGCAAGTGTTGCGAGGTGCAAAAAGCACACCATATTGGCGTGCTTAGAGCTATTCGATGCCTTTATTATAGCACAGTTTTGGCGTATAATAGCAATATCGGCAATTTATTTGCCGTATTTCGTTGCTGAGAGCCACTTCGTGTGGCTTTCTTTTTGTGCCGACAAAATACCGCCACTTGGGCGGCATGATGTGTAAGTGAAACGGTTGGGCGATAATTATTAAAATTATTGCTCGATTGGGATTATTTAAGAATCACCGAACTTGGGGCTTGTAAGTTGGACGATATATTTGCCCCTGTCCATAAAGGGTATTATAACACAAAAAACTCTGGTAAGGGTGGGCATCACCAGAGTTATGGAAGATTTATTTAGAGTCTATCCCTAGACAAGCTAGATTATAGCAGATAACTCTTTCTTTGAAAGCTTGAACGCTCCGCTGGGCGAGCCTGGAGTCCTAAAACTCTGGTCTGATTTTGGTATTAGCCGATATGACAGCGGAACGGTCGATTCTTTATTGTAGGCCTCTACAAACTTGAACCATCTATCTATTGCTTCTTCGAGTTCTTGCGAGTTCTTAGAAGCTCTACGATCATGATTAGCAGGCATAGACCATTACTCACTATTAGAGGGATATTGCTTGTTAAAACGCCGCTGATGAGCCAGCCGAGGTTGCCGCCGCTAACTAGAAGCTTGATATTGATAGGCTTCTTTGCCAGCATACCGCCAGCTCGAAGAAAAGTAGCTATCCACCCTGCTATTTGCGATATAACATATAACATACTTTTATTATACAAAGTGTGATAATTAGACGCTCAAAAACCTTACATTGTGTGATTAGATGTTCACCAATTTAAGAAAAAGCCTTACATTTACAGAGGTCAAAAGCGTTCACTTAGCTTCTTATAAAGTTCACTTAATAAGAACGATTTACTTCATGGTTACTTCAAACAAAACTTTATTATGGATTTTCATAATCAAGTTTAGCGGCTCAAACTTTACCATAAAAAACGAGCAGCCATTTTTTGAAATCGCTAAGCTGCTCGTTGCTAGTAAAATTATAAAATTATAGTAGCAATACTATTATAGCAAAGAAAAAGCCCCGACTGTATCACATTGATATAGTTAGTTATACAGTTAGTGATATAGAAAAGCCCCGGCTATTGCCGAGGCCCTCTTTTAGTAGTCCTTGAGGTTGTCTTTAAGATAGATAAGTTGCCGTGTCATGCAAGCCCGCCAGGCGGGGTCTATGCAGACGTTAGCGAGCCACTCGCAAGCTTGGCAGATGTCGTATTGGTCGATAAGCCACTTATTCGCCTGATAGACATCCCAGGCGTGTTTAAGCTGCTCCTCGGACGGCTTAGGTATATCGTGCAGTATGTGCTTGTGTAGCTCGTTGTGTATCTCTACGTCAAGCTCATATACAAAGGCTTGTCGCAGAAGCCATCCGTAACCATCGCCAAAGTGCTTTCTCTGGAAGATGAGGTGATGAGCGTTTGTGTGCTTGGCTCGTTGTGCTTTGCGGAGTCTGCGGCCTTTTCTGCCCATAGAATCGCCCCCTTACTTCTTGTGCGTGAGTTCGGTCATAGTTTCGCCGTAAAGCGAGCAGTGGTAGAAGATACGGCTCGCTGTTTCGAGCCAGACATCACCATAGACGAGCGTATAATCCCCGCAGTCCGTGATATTGATGCCAAAATGCTCAATCTCGTTATAGAGTTTCTTGCTGTCGATACGGCCAATTATGCGAATAAAAATAGATACTTTCATATCTGCTCCCCCTTTCGCAGTTCTCAAGGTTTAAGGTTCGAGGTTTATAACCTCATATCTGCCCGACTGAACAGAATCAAAATTGCATATTGTTGTTGATAATTATTTTTAGTCGAGCAGGTATGAGGGCATAAAGCCCTCTGGCGTTTAGTCGCCCTTGTGGTAGTCTGAGCTGGCCTTAGCCAATGCGATGCCTAAGACGGCATCAATAAAGACGATTACGGCTAGGATAGTCTGCTCTATCTGGTCTGTAAGTGGTAAGTCCCAGATAGCGCCAATCGTAGCGTATAGCGTAGCGATGGCCGGGAGTAGAATCTGAGCGATAAACTTTAGTGTGTCGTAAGTCGAGTTTTTCATAATCAAGCCGTTAGCTTGTTTGGTTGCTTTTTTGGTTGCCATATATGCTCCTTATTTAACTCTGATCGTGTTGCCAGCATAGATTACGTTAGGGTTTGCAATTCCGTTCCAAGCGCAGAGCTGGCTGATGCTCGTGCCGAACTTGGCAGAGATTGCGCTCAATGTATCGCCTGGCTGAATCTTGTAGTATGTGTGGCCTGTCGAAGCTCCGCCGCCAAGCTTCTTGTTCACGATGTCCTGAATAACCTGATAGTTGTATCCAGCGGCAATAAGGCGATTTTTGCGGTCTTGACCGTTGCCCCATTTGCCAGCAATAACCTCGTCTGCGATTTGCTCGTTAGACTTCTTGCTTGGCTTTGGTGCTGGAGTTGGTGTAGCGCCCTTAGCGCCTGCGTAAGCCCTCCAAGTGTTTGCATCGCCGAAGAACTCGTCTTTATCAATAGGGTTGCTTGTGTATTGGTGCATCGCTACAATGCCCCAGTAACCGACAGCCGGGCATCCGTGATTCGTGCCGTCATTGTTGCCGTAGTTTGCGACCCATAGGCCATAATCCCCAGCTACAACGGCGCTCCAGTCATAGGCAAAAGTTACCGAGCTAGACATATAGATAAGAGGCTTGATGTCTGTCAGTTCCTTGACCTTATCTAGCCAGCGCTTCGCCCAGCCAGTATCCCATTTATTTGCGCTTTCCCAGTCGAGGGCTAAGATAGCCTCGCCAATGTAGCCTTTACAATTCTCTACGAAGAAGCGAGCCTCATCTTCTGGAGTCGTGCCGAGGTCTGGACGAGCGTAGTGATATACACCGAGGAGCTTGCCAGCGTTCTTGTTGAGCTGGTATTTGGCATCGCAGGTCGGGTCTACATATCCCGTGCCTTCGGTTGCCTTACAGATGATAAAATCACCCTCTGTAATTTGGTTTGGTTGCCAGTAGCTTTGGTCTGTGCCGTGCATTGACATAGTTTTTCCTCCTTAAAAGCGCCCCAAAATGGAGCGCTGTTGTTATTTTTTCGCTTGAATCTCTTTGAACCAAGTCTTATAGCTTTCGACTTTCTCGCTGATATACGAGTTTCCGCCGTTCTCGTGATAGATGTCGTATTCGTGAAGCACATTCTGGTAGTTGGTAGGGAGTTTGCCCTCCATAACTTGCTGATGGTCTTCTGTAATCATCATGAGAATAGAGTTCTTGGCATCGTATCTGTCCGCCTTAGAGCTTGCTCTGCGAGCCGTAATGATAGTCGTAATGATTGCTCCGACTGCGCCTACAACTCCTGCTAAATCTATGATTATCTTCGCTTCCATCTCTAGCTCCCAATCTGCTCGTAGTTGTTGTTGATATTGAGCCAGAGCCATTTGTCGTAGCGATTGCGAGGGTTGAATCCGTAGTAGCCGATTTCCATATCGCCTGCGAGGTTCGAGCCTGAGGCGGTGTTCGTGATGGTGTTTGCGCCGTTCTGAAGCATTGCCGTGCGAATTGCCTCAAGCTGGGCGATGAGTTCGGTGTCTGTGATTGCGGTGTCGGTGGCGGTGGCGAGTGCGTAGGTTAGAACCATGTTTGTTGTAGAGAGTTTGGCTTTCCAGTCGTCTAGGCTTATCTCCGTGCCATATCGCAAGCGAATATCGCCACCCGACAAGACAAAGACACCCTGCGTGGTGTTCGAGGTTGTAATCTGTGCGCCAGATTCGTAGTTGCAGCAAAGGTAGCGAGAATTATCTGGTGTGCCATAAGTGCCAGTTGCGGCACGAGGGCAGCGATAATAAAAGTGTTCCGTTCCAGAATTAGCGATTACCCAGCCCTCGCTGTCTGCTCCACTAAATCTCTTTGTGGTGGTCGCTTTGTGAATCTTCCACTCTTCCCCATCTCGATAGATGCGGTCTTTGTAGAGAGGATTGCCGTTGCCGTCATCGCCAAGTCCGCAGAGCTGAATGTCGCCGAGGTCGAGAGGATAGTTGGATGGCTCGAAGTATGGAGTCCAATCTGTTGCAGAGTTTCCTTTTTCGCATTGGGCTTTGGTAGAAAGGTTCGTGTTGCTCGTAATGACGAATCTAACTCTGCCAGCATTTGCAGGAGCGGTGAATGTATTCGGGCTTGGGCCTGTCGTGCCAGTTCCAACGAATGTTCCATCGCTCTGATAAAACCTTAGCGCCACATTTCCGCCACCAACGACAGATATTGTGTAGTTTTCTCCGCCCTCAATTACGGCATAGTTTTTTGAGCGAATCATTGTATCAGCGTTGATGTCTGTTCCAGTCGAGGTGCTGATATTGCCTAGCTCGAAGATGCCATCAAAGAGGTTAATGCTTGCAATAGTTACTATCTGCTCGCCCGTTACCGTCTGAATCGGCTGTGGATAGTCTGGGTTCGGGCTAGGAGTTCCGCCTACATATGGCTCGTAATCTGTTGCGGTTGAGCCTGCCTCTAATTGGAGCGTGTCTGTCGCTATTGTTGAGAAGCAAAGCCTTACAAAGCGTGTATTAGCGGTGGTTATAATCTGGTTTTGGTTTGAGGTGGATGGAGTTGGAACATTTCTTTGTATAAATCCCTTGCCTGAGTCATATTCACAGATAAATACCCTAAAATTAGCCGCTTGGCTTGAGGTTGCTTCTGTCCACATAATGTATGCCGTATTCGGCAAGACTGGAATGTATGTTTCTTGAACACTTGAGTTTCCCAATACCGCTAGACCACCGTCTGCAGAGTATGTATAACCAGCCACGATACCTGTGTTTTTGTCAAACAGGTTCTTCCCTGTATAAGTCTGCTGATAAGTATCGCCATCAAGCTGGAAGCTCTCAATCTTGCCTGCTTCTTCTGCCACGGTTGCCGTGATAGGATTGCCTGTTGCGGTCTGGGTCGTGTGCGCCTTTGGCGTGAGGTATAGCTTGCCCTCCTCGCCTGTTGCTGGTAGCTCTGCGACTACCTCGGCTTCGAGCTTTGGCGCAAGCAAGTTGTCTGCTTCGGGCTTGGTATAGTAGTCATCTAGATCTTCTTTGGTCGCAAGAACATCGGTATCTGCGCTGAACTCTGTGCCGTTGAGGTTGAGTCCGTTGCCTGCCGTGTAGGTCGTATCCGTTGCGCTGATAGTATTGCCAGAGATTGTAATATTATCGCCAGCCGTTAGGGCGTTTTGCTTGGCGTTCCAGGTGGTTTTATCGCTTGCAGTTACAAACTTGTTTGTGGTGGTCGTGTCTGTTACGAGATCTGCGGATAGCTTGTGCGAGCTGTCGATAGTGTTTTGCTTGGTGTTTAGCGCATCGGTCGTAGCCTTTTGGCTCATAACCTCGGTCGTAGATTGGCCGGTTGTCTGTGCGATCGTAGGCATTGGGCCTACATCGCCTCTAGGGATTTCAAAGTTAAGCACGGCATTAGAATCAGTGCCAGAGTTATAAACTCTTGCCTGTGTGCCTGGATTGGTTGTGGTTGTAGTGCCAACATAAACGGTAGCATTAGTTCCCCTCTCGCCTTGTGGGCCTCTTGGGCCTGTTTCGCCTTGTGCGCCAGTATCGCCCTTGTCGCCCTTTGGGCCTTGCGGGCCTTGCGGGCCTTGTGGGATGCCGAAGTTAAGCACGGCATTGTAGATAGAGCCAACGTTCTCTACGGTCGCATCCTGGCCAACGGCTAAGGTAGTAGTAGAGCCAACGGCTACGGTTGCTGCATCGCCTTTAGGGCCTTGCGGGCCAGTCTGGCCAGTATCGCCCTTGTCGCCCTTGTCGCCCTTTGGGCCACCCGTATTACGAAGCTTGAAGTAATACTTTTTGGCCGTGCCGTCTATGATGTTCTGTGGGTTTGTAATAGAGATTCTTTGCATAATTAAACCCTCAATGTGCTTACAGGTGCTATTACGAGTGGGCCATATACGATAGTCGTTTTTACCTCGCTATTGACCAGCTTGATGTCATAGACATAGTTGCCGAAGTCAATATCCGTATCTGTTTCTGCTAGATTGAGCGCAAGATAGCCCTCGTTGTCGTAGTCTGCATCAGTTCCGACCGTCCAGTCTTTAGTCATTAGAGCATCACCATCCGTCTGGTCGTTGTCTGGCTTCGTCTTGACGGTCATATAGAGCTTGTCGCCAGTCTGAAACGTATAGTCGGACTCAATCTGGATAGTCTGCGTGTTCTTCTGCGGGATTACGAGTGGTTGTAGGCCTTGAATATAGGTGTCTGCGTTCATCGCCTACTCCTTATCTTCTTCTAAGCCCAAGCCCTTAACAAACTCGTCCGCCTTGCGGTCAATTTTCTGGCGATCTTCTGCCCTTACATCGCTATATTTTTCCATCTGCTTGTAAGCGGCCATTTTTGCGCCCTTAATGTTTGCTAAAATGTCGATAAACTCTGAGCGCTCTTTTTCGCCCATTTTCTTATCGCCTAAGATGTCGTAGCCTAGATCGCATAGCTTGCCGAGTTTCTTGCCGAACTCCTCGAACTTGTCGCCAAGAGTGCGCTCTTTGGCCTCGATTTCCTCGATGAACATAGGATAGTATCCTACGCAACGCCAATTACTTTTATTTTAGCACAATGCTATAATTGCCATATAAGCGAGGGATTGAATATGAAGAAAGCGCTAATTATTTTAGCTATTCTTGCCGTAGTTGGCTGGCTTATTTTTAAGCCGGATTATACGAAGCCATGGCTAAAAGTTGGCCAATCTGGCATGGGGTTTGTTCAATCTTGTTATGGCGGCGATTGTTCGCAGTTTTACTATGTCGAGATAGAGAACGCTGGTAAATCTTCGCTCGGTAACTATATCCTTACAACTGAGTTCGATAACGGTGGCGAGATAGAAGCCGAGGTAACTTGTTTTAAGGACGGCTCGGATAGGCTCTGCGCTGGTGTTGGAACTGGCGGAAAGCTCTGGCGCTTCAGAAAATAAAAATACCCCCGTTATGGGGGTATTTTCTTGTTTTGTGTTTGTTTTAGGCTTCAAGTGCGCCCGTGTCTGACATATAGCTCTGGATGAGCTGCCTTGCACGTTCGAGCTTCTGTTTGCGGACGGCTTCAGAGTCAAAGGCGGTAGGCACATAGGCTTGTCCGATTCTTTGCGCTTCTGATTCCTTGATGTTTGCGCCGGATAGCAAGTAGCCAAGTGTAGTGGCTAGCGAGCTTGCCTGGTTGGCGTATTCGTTGCCGCCAGTTAGATTGACGATATTGCCGAGTAGTGGGATTCCAGAGGCTACTGTGCCTGCATCTGGCGACATTTGCGCCAAAGCTTCGAGCTGTTGCTGAGCCGTTAAGGCCTTTGCCTGGTTGGCAGAGAGCGCCTTTTCGGTCTTGTTGCTCGTTGGGTTTCTTAGCTCCTCAATCTTAGCGGCTTGCGTGTAAAGGTCTGCTAGCTGGCCATAAGCCGTGATGTCGCCAGCATTGAGCGCCATTTCCATAGCTGCGGCGATTCTGTCGAGCTGGCTTGCGCCCGTGGTCTGGTTCTGGACTGTTGCCATATTGGCGTTGTAATTGGCTTCCTGTGCGTTGTAATCCGCAAGAGCGTTGTCATAGTCGGCTTGAGCGTTTGCGACTGCCTGAGCGTTTTCTAGGCGGTTCTGAGAGCGTTCTGCCTCTGCCTTGCCCATCTGCTTGTTTGCGAACTGCTGGGCTTGGTCGCCAAGCGTATTCATGCCAGCGAGCGATAAGTTAGCGAGCGATTCGTTGTTAAGGTTTGCCGTGGCGTTGTTTGCGATACCTGCGGCCTTGCCTGCGAGGTTCTTAGCGCCGTTAGCGAGCCTGCCGGCCGTTTCGCCTGCGTTATCGCTTGCTGTGCCTGCTAGTTTGTTGCCAATGCCAGATATAACCTTTCCAGCGCCCTTTTCGATAGTTCCAATCACGTTAGCGACTGGGCGGGCTGCCATATTCACTAGGTTGCTTGCGCCAGAGGCGTTAGCCACCTGTGTAGCAAAGTTCGTAGAGTTCGTAGCGTTTGCGCCCCTCTTGTAAGCATCCGCCTTGATTTGGTCTGCCATAGTGCGAGCATCCTCAAAGAGCGAAGTAGCAGATTTGGCGCTTCTGAGCGTTCCGCCTTTGGTAACATAGTCGATTTGCTTTTGCGTTGCGCCTGCATCTTTCATGCGAGCGGCCAGTTCTTTGCCATCATAGTCTGCCATCTCGCCAATCTCGTTGCGCAAGCGGTTGCGAGCTTCACCGAGCGCCCTGGCGTATTCTTCGACTTCTGGGCGTAGGTTACGGATTTTCTTCTTAGAGCCACCTTGATTGGTTGTGGTAAGATTCTGCTCCATTACTCCGAGCTTCTTTGCGACCTTTTCCAAGTCTGCTGGCGTGTATCTGTCCATCGTATATTCGGACATCTTGCCATCTCTTGCTACGGCATCGTCTAGCATACTGTTAAGATTCTTGATAAGGTCTGCTCTATTGTCTGAGCTGATTCTTAGATCGTCCGCAATCTCGTTAGCGATATTGCGAAGCTGTGGCGCTTCGATAGGCGTTTTTGTTGCCTTTACTGCATCGTCATAGTATTTATTGACGACTTCCGAGAGGTTAGCCGCTCTGTCGTAGTCTGTCGAGTTAAAGCCTAGATCTCTCAAGCGCTGAACGCTATTTTTGCGGGCCATTTCTTCGGCCGTGTTGCCTTTAAGCTTGCTATAAACTTGGCTATCTTTGGTTGCCTGGCCTGTTTCTTGCAGCGTTTCGCCTGCTCTTTGCAAGATATTGCGCTTCTTGCTTGCGTTGGTCATGTTCTTGTCGCCCCAGCCTGTTGCCGTTGCGCTGACTTCGGCTTCTGGTGCGATTTGTGCTGTTGTTGGCCTGTTAGCTACGATTTCCGCCTCTGGCATAGTCTTGACGGCTTGCTCATACTGACGAGCCGGGATAGTGCTGCGGCGATAGTTTGTAGTTAGGCTCTCTACTGGCACGTCCTGGGTATTTGTGAGTGCGCTCTCGATATTGATTTTGCGAGGAGTTCCAGCACCTCTAAACCCGCCCTCTGGGGCGATTAAGCCAGAATCCATTAACCCCTCTCTATCTCTGCCTGTGGCCATGCCTACTCTCTCGTAGTCATATTCGCTAGCTTGAGGCAATTCGATTAAGGCCTTGTTTCCATTAGGGTTTTCGATTGCGACATAGTTATTGGCTGGAGCTGCGTTTTCATCGAACATCAGGCTGTATCCATCTGGCAAACCTCTGCCGTCTTGCCAATATACTGGTGCACCGTTCCACTCGCCCTCTCCAGCGTAAGTATTCACACGCCCGTTTATGGTCTTTAGTCTGTTAATTCCGTCATTAACGAAGTAATTTCCATCAGCATCTATTACAGGCTCGGCTACTCTTGCATAAGCTGGGGCTTCTGCTTCTGGTAGGTTTGCATCGCTTCTTCGCACTACGCTGTCGATATATCTGCCTCTGCTATCGTTTGAAGCCGAGCGAACTGGAATAACCTGCTCGCCTGCATCAAGGTCAGTAATGGCGATGCCTCGCCTATTGCTAACTGGTTCGACTGCTTCTACTGTGCTTGGGATTCTCTCGGCCGTTGGGGCTTCGATTCTGTTTTTCTGGATGATTTGTGCATCTACTGGCTCGATAGCCTGTGCGGTTGTGCCACGGTTGCGGATTTTATCGAGCGCCGTGCCACCTAAGCCCATAACGCTTGCCATAGTGCCACCACCGATAGCGCCCGCCTTAGCTCCCTCTTTGGCTGCTAAGAGCGCATCTTCGAGCGTTCCGCCGTTTAGAGCCGTGCCGACAGCGCCACCGACTGCGCCACTAGCTGCGCCGCCGATTGTGCCTTTAGCTACGTTTGAGCCTACGAGCTTGCCGACTGTGCTGCCGCCTAGCTTGCCTGCTACTTTGCCTACTGCGCTGCCACCGATAGAGCCAGCCGTTCCGCTTGCCATACCGACTAGAGCGTTCTTGCCTGCATTGCTCCAATCTACATCCCTGCCCTCACGGCCTGCGGCTTTGTATTCATCGCCAACGCCAGAGATGCCACCACCTGCCACGTTAGCTACTACGCCTGCTCCGCCTGGGAGTAAGCCTAGAACTGAGTCGATAGTGTTAAGAGCTTGGCCTTTGGCTTCGTTTGTATTGACCTTAGTAACGTCCGTAAAGTTGTTACGGTAAGCATCAGTCTTGGCCTTGAGGTTCTGTTTTGTCTGCTCGTTATTAGCTTTGATTTCGTTCCAGAAGTCATCGCCGACCTTATCCGAGTTGATAGCTTCAGAGTAGCTGTTAAAGCCGTATTTCTTGGCGATTTCGTTGCGGCGTGCGCTGTCGTCCTTTTGAGCGTTCTCGATAGACTTATTAGCGCCGATCTGGTTTAGCCAGCCATACTTAGTCTTTTCGATATTCTTTACTGTATTCAAGATGTCCGAGCCACGCTCTTTTAAGCCGTTAAAGAGGCCAGAGAGAGCCGATTCGAGCGTTGTCTTGGTTTTCTGGTTCTTGGCTGCATCGAGGCCGGCTTGTTTTTGTTGTAGGTTCTGTGCAGAGTTCTGCATCTGCTCACGAGCAAACTTCTGCCAGTCGTCTGATTCTGTATAAAGTGCCATGATTATTTACCCCAGAGATAGTTATATTGGCTTAATTGGCCTGGTATTTTGCGATCAAAGGCTGCGATAGTATCTGCGCCAACGCCGCTAGTAGATGCACCACTATTCCAGATGTCTTGCCACAAATCCCAACGAGCGCCGTTAGAGCCTGTTCCCTCGATGAACTCGCCAGCCGATACGGTCTTGCCGTTCTTCGAGTAATAGACATCGCCGCTAGGGCTGCTATATACTTTCCAACCGCTGCCAAAGTCCCAAGACTTGCCTCTATTGCTATTGTTGCTGGTATTGGCTGCGCTAAGGTAGTTCTGATAAGCCCTCTGCTGCGCCATCTGTGCATCAAACTGGCGCTTCCTTTCTGCCTGTTCTGCTTCCCACCGGCGCTTTTCTTCTTCTGCCTGAACTGCGGCATCGTAGCGCTGCATACCGTAGCGGGTAGCTTCATCGTTAAGGCCTGCAAGAGTCTGCTCAAGGCTAAGCTTATTCTGATTGGCTTGCGACTCTGCGCTAGAGAGGTCGTTAGCCTGGTTCGTTTGCATTTGCGTTACTGCTGGAACGAACGACTGCTGATAGTATTTTTTGTTGGCTATTTCTGATCTGCCACCAAAAGAGCCACCGTTACGACTTGCGGCCATGCTTGAGGCTTGCGCCTGCCAGTTGCGCTGGTTGTCCAAGCTCTTGCCCTGCTGTGCATATTGAGCGTTGATTCGCTGTTTCTGCGCATCAAGATCGCCAGATATAGCATTTATCTGGTCATTGAGAGCTTTTCGGCTGTTGTCGTAGCTTTTGCTCGTTTCAGCCAAAATCGCTTCGAGATTCGCCATATTGCGTTTTTCTCACGCAACGCCAATTACTTTTATTTTAGCACATGGGGCTAAGTGTTCGGCTGGCGCAAAAAGTCGATAGTTAGCGTTACCGTAAGCGCATCAGTTAGGACGGTTGTTAGGTCTGTCGTATTTTGAACCCAGTAAAGAACTTTTAGCTTGTCTGGCTCGAAAGCGAGAAAGGCCATATATTGTATCTGTTTTCCGCTCTTGGTCGCTGAGATATAAAAATCACCAGCGCAAGCTACGTCTGCGGTCATCATTGAACCAACGTATTTTAGCCTAGACCTTGCAAAGCTCTGAGCTGGTATTTTAAGCGGATAAGAAAGCACTCCGCCATATAGGCCTTGCCGTGTTTCGCCTGCCGGGATTGTTATATTTATCTGTTCTCTACCAACATGGGCGATAGTCATAAAATCGCTGTTATAGATGAATCTTTTAACTCTTGCCATTATCCATAAACCCTAAAGTGTGTTATATCGTCATAATTGGCCTGCCCTGGTCGGCTAGAGCCTGCTTCAATCTGCAAAGCCATCTTGCCGCTTCCCTGCGCACCCGCCTGGATATAAGAGGCTGTCGGGTAAGCGCTCATATTCAAGCCTAGGCTATGCAGAGCGGCGTTAATTCTGAACTCAGTTTGCCCCGTGCTTGCCGTAGTTTTCCACATCATAAGCATAGGGGATAGCGGCTCTTGATAGTAGAGCGCTACGGGGTTATCCCTGCCGTTTATCTCTTTATAGCCATCTTTGCCAATAACTGCCATTAGTGTAGTCGTCTGGCCACCGCCTTGCGATAGGTCTTTTGGTTGAACTGCGCCAGCCGCTAAAAGTGGAGCGTAATTGTTATCCGTATTTAGCAAAAGTGCCGAGTTAGATTGAGCCGTTGGCTTACACTCGCCTGTCCATGTAGTAGGCGCAAAGCCATATATCTTTAGATAGAGTTTTTTGCCAGTAGCTCCGTTTTTGATATAAACCTTGCTATCGTCCGAAGCGACAGATAGCGATACTCTGTCAGAGCCTACAAGCCCGTAAGCATCTGTCGCAAGCGTATAGGCGGTCGAAAAGTCCTCTTTGTCGCTCCATGAACCGAAAAGCAACGGCGCAAAGCCTAGATGATGCTCAAACTCTGTCGGGCTAGTTCCTTTGGTATATTCAAGATGTTTGTAATATACGATCATGTCGAACGGATAGTCCGAGTTAAAGATAAAGTGAGTAGGATATTGCATTTAGTCTATCTCGTTAATAACATCGAAGCCGCTCTTAGAAATCCACACGCCCGGACGGCCGTCTTTAGGGGCTTGCCCAATCATAATGCGAGGCATACCGCCATCATCATAGATGAGAAGCCCATAACGGCCATTAGGAAGCTTGCCAAACATAACTTGATTGTTCCCGCCCTTAGCTACGGTCTTAGTAAAGGCCTCGGCATCGAGCTGCATAAAGTTTTGGTTAATCTGTTGCAATGCTGCCTTAGTGCCTTGTGAGCTGTTAATAGGGTTGAATCTGTTAGGCATCTTGTTGCTCCTATCTTATTCTTTGAGTTTGAATCGTTAGCGTATGGCTACGGAAGATGACCGGCTCGAACGCTGCAATGTGCTGATAGCGAATCTGGCAACGGTAAAACTCGCCATTGACCTTTGGCGTAGTCGTATGGACGGTCGGAATTGCTGGCACGCCATAATCGCTTGGGTTATCCCAGACGTAATCCGTAATAACTGGAACTTGGCGCCGTAAGTCGATGCTAAAGGCGTATTTTACTTGGTCGCTAAAGTCTTGCGAGTAGCCACACTCGACCGTATAGGCTCGCTCTGTTGTAGCGAACTCTGGTCGCCATTTAGTGATACGTTTTAGCTGGCTAGTTGAGCCGTAGTGCTGGTAAGCCGTTTCGAGGTTAAAGGCGATTGGCTGGCCTAAGTTGCTATAATCGCCATCCTCGTTAGTCATAATCAATCCAATACGGCTATGACCGCACAGGAAGCGCCCAGAGGCGTTTTGACGTGCTGAGGTGCATCCAACATAGGTATTTGAATCGAAGCTCTCCCAGACCCTTAGATTGATGTTATAGACAAAGCACGAATTAAGCTCTGCGCCGTTGTTTGAGAAAAAGACGTATAGGCGGTTTTTGTAGAGGTCTAGGCGGATAGTTTCCTTATTAGGGATAGCATCGTAAGCGTTTTGGATCGTGTTCTGAGTGAGCGATTGTTCGCTTGAGCCATCGAAGATATAGATGCCGTTATCGTTGGCATAATAAGCATAGTTAAGGTCGCAGACTACGCTCTCTTGGCTGAAAGTGCCGCCCTGAGCGTTACTTGCCTGCTGACTCCACGAGTCGGCGCTCTGCATATACATTAGGTATTTGTTGCGCCTTGTTTGGAAGTAAAGCACTCCCGCTAGGTTGAACATGGCCGTTAGAGGGTCGCCCGTCTTGATAGCTGGGAAGTTCTGATAGAAATCTACGTTAAACTTGTCGTAGCTCGAAATTGTTTGTGGGGTTGTATCTACGATCGTAACCGTTACATCGCCACCAGAGATGGCCGTAATCTCGCCCGTGCCAGTTCCTTGCCCCGTAATCCAATCGCCAATAGCGAAGCCACTAGGCGTGATAGTCGAGCTGTTAATTGTAAGCGTGTCGCCAATATTGCCCTCAATGGTTGCAGTAGTGCTAAAAGCTGGGCTTTTGGCGTAAGTGTAGCCATAAGGATAAGTCCATACCGCCTCCGTGTCTGGCTCTGAAGCGAAGTAGATAAGGTTATCGCTTGGGCCGTTCATGATATTAGTAGGTGTAATCTGTAAGTCGGTATCAGTAGCCAGGTCGAGCGTGTCGATTTTGGTATCTGTCCAGTTGTCGTTATCTGGGTCTAGTAAGCGTGGGCTTTCTGCTCCGTCTGCATATCGTATCTGGTTCAAGTTCTGGCTATATCTAACCGTTCCTGCGCCAGTTGGTAGTGTTCTAACGACCGTCATAGTGCCATCTTCTGCCATGCGGTATAAAATACCGTTCTGCGTGAATAAGACCGTCTTAGCGCCGTCTATATTGGCCTCAAAGATAGAATCAATGCCGCCGGCCGTGCAAGTTAGCAGCTGACCGCCTGGACGGTATTTTCCATCTGCTACCTGATTGGCCGAGATCATAACATAGTTAGGGCTTGGCTCGTTATTGCCCGTCTGGAGTGTATAGACGATTTTTACTACATCGCCCTCTACCACATCTGGGGCAGAGTTGAATAGTAAGTCGAACTGTTGCGAGCTTGTCGTTACATCGTCTGGATTGATACATACCTCGTCCGCCTTTTCGTCATTGATATACAAAATAAACTTTGCGACAGGTGTTTCTGTTGCCGTGCTAGATAGCATTACGTTGGTTCTATACCCGCAGATTCTTGCATCGCTCTCGATAGTAATCTCTTGGGCATAAGTTGTTACGAAGTTAGGAGCGAAGCTAGGCGCAAGCGTTCCAATAGCTTGTAGGCCAATAATATTGCTTGAGAGGGCTTTTAGACCGCTCCTAGTGCCATACTCGCCTACTCTATCGAAGCGAGCATCTTGCGCAAGCCTAAGCTCGTCCGTTCCCATCATATCGTTTGGCTTGTAAGTAGCTACGCCCTTAGCAAAGTTGGTGGTAGTCGGAGCGCTCTTGCGAGTGCCGACATTTGGCACGTTGCGCCTTGTAAAGTTTGATTTAATCGCCATTAGTTCCAGTTCCTTACAATTACAGGCAATTTAGCCATGTTAGCGTTTGCGAGCTGTCGTGGGCAGTAGCGTAGCTTCATATTGGTTATGAGCTCGTCCATCTTAGATTCATAGATGCCAGCATAGTCGAAGTTGTCACGGCGCTGCTCACAACGTGCTAGAGCGCCCAGGACGAGGATTTCGCCGAACTCTGCAGGAATTAGTGGCTTGTCGCTGTCGGAGGTCATAGCGACCGGTTTAGCTAGGTAAAATAGCGATAATTCGTAGAACTTGTCCTCACCAGTTGGCGTTTTATCGTTTTCAATGTTTGGCAGCCCGTAAAATAGCTGGTTGCCGAAGATTGTATATTTGTAGTTTTTGCGAGAGTCGTCTTTGGCTAGTGCGAAGAACTCCTCTTTTGACATATATTCTAGCGGTAGAACTCCACGCTCGTTTTTGGCTGTTAGCGTGAATAAGCTCTGATAGTTGCGAGGTAGCGGCAAGATGTCCGAGCCTTGAGTGGTAGCCTGGTAGATTTGCTCTAAAAATTGATATTCTTCATCGCCCACGACATCGAAGTAGGCATCATTTAAGAATTGCGCAATAGTGTCCGTGTCGAACTCTTGATCGTCTAGCTTTGTTTTAATGCGGGCTATTAAGCCGCCAAGATTATAGTTTGAGTCCATTTATATAATGCACTCGCAACGCCAATTACTTTTATTTTAGCACACACCAAAAATCCCCCTCGGCCGTAGGGGGATATGGTTGGTTTAGATTGTTTTAAGCTTTAGATTAGCTCAAAGAACCCGTGCCGATAGCGGCGACAGCGTTCTTCTTGCCGTTCAAGACGAAGCTATCGTAAATGAAGCGACCACGGAGGACTTTGCCATCGACCAATTCGGAGTCGTCAATAACCTTAACGCTCTTAATCTGTTCGACACCGAGCAAAGCACGCTTGTGGCACATAATAGCGCTGGTGTTGGTTGGGAAGTAGCTGGATGGAACTTTCACGACTGGAGTGCCGTCAAGTTCGCCAACGAAGCCACGGCCGAGAAGCTTGCCGTTGTATTCGGAAGCATTTACGGTAGTGGTGATTTCTTTCTTAATAGCGTTGTAGAAAGCTGGAGTTACCCAGAGGACACGGCCGGTCTGTGGAGCTTTAGCCTCGTCAAGAGCGGCGCTCATCTTCAAAACATCGCCGTAAGCATCGTTAGCTGTTGGTGCATAATACTGAGAAACAGCAGCAGCGCCGATAGCAGCCTTGAGCAAGCGGTTCTTATCGACAGTTGGGATAACTTTTTCTTCCATCTGAGCTTTAAGAACTTCGCCAGCTTTCTTAGCGAGAGCCTGCTGCTGGTAGTTGCCCTCGTCAATCGTGAGCTTGAAGCACTTATCGTTACCGATAGTGTAAGCAGTTACGACATCCTGGATTTCGTTGTTGCCACCGAAGCGATCGCCGGTATTAGTGCGGTCATAGTTCGATAGTTCGACCGTAGAAACGGTATAGACCTCGACAGTCTTAGCGCCTGTGAAGTCGTAGTCTTTGTTAATGTAAGCATCTGTGTAAGAGCCAGCCGTAAAGAGCTGATCGAGCTTGCCAGAATACTTGGTAGCCAAGTTAATGGATGGCATTTTAATTTACTCCTAAAATATTGAACTTATGTAATTATTCGCCGAATAGTCCAGTCAAAAATGGGTCGTCTGTTTCGGCTTTGCCAAACTGTGCGGAGTTAGTAGCGTTGCTACTTGGCCTCTTTGCAGCTTGTCTAGCAGCCATCTCGTTTTCAATCTCCTTGCGAAGATTTGCCTTTAGGTCATCGACTTGTTTTACGCCGCAGCCGGATAGACGATATACATCGTCAAGGGTTAGCACTCCATTATTCACGAGCATACCTTTTGTGTAAGGCGTGCCAGTTAGAGGGTTAATCTTCGGGTTGCCCTGGTTATCGACGATAGGCTGGTTGATAAACTCGACCATCTTCTGCTCGTCATCTGCGCTAAGGTTGTGTGTAGATTTCCACTCTTTTGTTCCCATCTGTATTTCCAGAGAGCGGACTCTGTTAAGAGCCTCTTGGTCTGGGATAGATGTTTGCTGGTTCTGCTGAGCTAGTTGCCTTTGCAGCTGTGCTGTTTGTTGCGACTTGTTATAAGCCAATTTTTCAGAATTACGATACATATCTGCGATTTTCCGAATTGCGTTCGGGTCGCTAGGATCTATACCTTTTTTCGCTAAGAACTCGTCTATCGCATCGCCTGTTTGTGTTGTCTGTGTAGATTCAACGGCAGGCGCTTCGTTAGCGGTTTCTTCGCTATCTGTTTGCTCATTGGTTGCCTCTACTGCCGAGCCGTTTTCTTCCTCCGCTTGTTCGGTTACAGAATCGTTAGCTACCGTTTCCATATCCGAGGCTTCAAAAAGAGCGTCCTCAGTTCCAGTTTGTTCGTCCATGAACTCTCCTAATTATTGTTATGGTTGCTTTGGAGGGTTTTCCCTCCAATGGCTCGGCGCTATCACATTGGCGATGCGCCCGTTCTTCACGGGATTTTTAGTTAATAACTATTTATAGCGCCGAAGCATTGGCTCATTATGCTTGCTGTTGTTAAGGTGCTTTGGTCGTTTGTTGGCTACTGTTCTTCGCCGTCTGTTTCGTTCTCTGGTGGTTTAAGCCATTGGTATAGTCGTTCTATCGCTTCGGCAGCGGCTACTTCGTTGGCTATATACTCGCTGCCTTGTTTCTTCGTTATGCCGAGCATGGCGTTATTTAGGTGGTCTTGCTCGAACTCTTTAATGTTCGCTAGTAGCTTTGCGCCTGTGTCGGTGCGCAGCCATCTATTGACTATTTTCTGCTCCTCTTTAGAGAGCTGGTTCTGCATTTAGTTGCTCCTGTTGCATTACGTCTTGGGCGGTCATGTCCTGTGCGGCCATATCTGCCATTTGTGGCATTGGTTGCGCCATTGGTGGCTGTGCTGGCTGTTGTGACGTAATAATCGCCTTGATTTCTTCTTGCGTTAGGTCTGGCATCATCTTTGGATACATGATGCGCTTAGCTTCGGTTAGGTTGTTAGTTGGGTCTGCAATAATCATCTGAAAGGCGTTAGTGTAAGCCTCTTGCTTCTCGCTCTTTTCGAGCTGGGCTTGCACGTCTAGCACTACCATTGGCGTATAATCGCCGATAAACTTGCTCATATCGACACTCTTAAAGCTAACTCCGTCCTCGCCTATCTTGCGAATCATATAGGTATCGTCTGCGTAGAGTTTCAATAACTTAAAGACGATTGTAGCCTCTTGCATAAAGAAGCCTTGTGCAAGGTTGTCGGCCTTTTCTCTGATGCGAATATCTGCCTGACCGAGCATGGCTTTAATTTCGGTCGCTGTCGTGCTGTCGGTGGCTGTAATGCCCTTGCTAATCTCTGATACGCTTGCGCTCTCTCTAATCTCGCCCTTGATGTTGTTACGCTCTGCAAAGGCGTTAGTTGGGATTGCTGGCGGGTTGTTCCAGTCCATAGCGCCCGCTGGGAGCGGATAGACCTTGCCTGGCATTGGGTCGAGGTTGTCGAGCTTGCCTGCAAACTTAGGATCGATACGGCGCTCTGGGTATAGCTGGTAAAGCACGGCCTCGATATTAAGTTCTGTAAGCGTATTTAGAAGCTCCTGCTCGTTAGCGATAATATCTACATCGCTTGAGCCATAGATAAGCGATACATCTGGGTAGTCGCAGCCATGAGCGAACGGGATAAGGCCTGCGCCCTTTTTGTTAAACTCCTCGTTAAACTCGCCAATATCTTCAGCGCCGGCCGTTTCTTGCAGTTTTTGCAGCCTGTTAAGTTCCCACTCTAGCTTGCGCTGCTCGTATTTAGCTTTGTTAAGCGCATAGTATGGGTTTTCTCGGTGTTCAATAACTGTTAGGCGGTTGGCGATCACGCAAACTTCTTCGTGAGTCCAGATTTCAATAATCTCGACCTCTGCGCCCTTTGTTGGCGATACCGAGCCGAGGGCTGTATCCTTAATAGCCTTATCGCTCTGTGCATCCATACCGCCGTCTGTGGCGTTTTCTTGCACGTTATCAAGGTCTTTATACCTTTTTTCCATTTTGCCCGTTTCTGGGTTGAATATGAGGGTATTTTCGAGGTCTGCCTTGCTCGTAAAGAATCTACGGCCAACGTATTTAGCATCGGCGATATTGTGAGCGTTAGGGTCTAAGATAGCATCACGGATAGGAATAATCTCTTTATGGACGAATCCGCCCGCATCGTCTGGCTGCCACTCGTAGTATGCAAAATAATTGCCAGTTATAACGCCCTGGCGGCCATTGATTTTGTTTTTGAGCGCCCAGCCATCACGGCGAGCAAAGTCTTGATAGACATCGTTCAAAATGTCCGTTTCTTCGTTCTGGTCTGCACGGTTAGGGATATATTTTACCGTTGGATTTGAGTTGAATAAGCTTGCTACGATAGTATTTACCGTGCTATTTACCATCGGCACGAAGCACTCAATATTTCCAGGGTGATTTTTCTCTGTTCTGATGTTTCTATAAAGCTTCCAGTTACGCTCCCAAGTCTGGTGGTAGTTTTGCTGCGCATAAGTCCAAGAGTCAGTAAAATACTTCAAGAATCGAGAGAGGACTGGATTGTCTTTTTTTGTCGTAGTGGTAGGCTTCTTAGCCATTGTGTCCATCTACGCAACGCCAATTACTTTTAATATAACACATTTGATTTTTTACCACCATTTGCCGTCATTTTCGCTCTTTTTTCTAAACGCTTTAGGCGTGTAAGTCTTGAACTTGATATTTATCTGCTGAGCTTCTTCGCTGCACTCCGTGGCCGCCATCATGGCGTATATAAACGCCGAGCTGGCGTGGCTCGACCAATCATGCTCTGGCTTGCTCTTGAGTAGCTTATTTTTCTCGTCATACTCGTAGTGATAAGCTCTTAGGCACTCCAAGCCACGTTGGCACTTTTCTCGGTCAATCCATACACGGCTAAAGGCTGGGCGTGCGATCAAGTTAATATCGTCATCGCCTAAGTTAAAGTTAGTCGGTCGTAATACCTCGATATTATGGAAGCCGTTGTCCTCGAAGAACTCGACCCTTGTCTTGCCAGTCTGAAGCTCTCTCTGTTTGGCATCGTGCGGCAGATAGATAGTTGTATAGTTGTAGCCTTTGTTATGGAGCATTGAGATATAATGGCCTAATTCTTCGCCAGAGTTCTCGTAATAGTCAATAAGGTGTATCTCTCGGCCTATCATCTGATACCACCAGATAGCCGTAGAATCGCTAATACCAAGGTCGAATACGGCATAAGTGCCGGCGCTTGCATCGTAAGGCACACGGCCAATCCTGCCGTCCATTTCTGCCCTTGCGATCTGATTTCCAAAGACTGAACCTGTTTTACTCGTTAGCGGTTGCCCTAGCCAGACGTGCGCAAAAAGGTCGGGATTATCTGCTCGCATAGCTTCTCGTTCTTCGATGATTTCCGGGCTTAATAGTTCTTCTACATCGTCCGAGTTGATATGACACACAAAAGCCGTGCCACGAGCCTTATACCTGTCCTCGACCTCTGTTTTTACTGGGTCGTTCTCTGTTAGCGGGTTATACGTCCATATAATCTGGCTACCAGGCTTTCGGATAGTAGGCACGAGCGTATGGATAGAGTCCGCCGATACGCTCTGCGCTTCCTCTACCCAGCACCAATCGACACCCTCATACGACTTGATAGTCTGCTCATTGTTATGCAAACCCTTAAAGTGAATCTCTGAGCCTGTGCGAAGATTGCGCAGCTCTTTGTCTAGCACTTTCCAATCATTTAGGCTGTATTTGGCCACCAGGTCGGCTAGGAGCGCTTTTACGGAGTCATCCATAGAGTTCTGGTATTCACGAGTGCAAAGCCCTCTAAGCTTCTTCTGTGAGCCTAGAATAAGCCTTGAAAGCGCCACTTGGTAAGACTTGCCGCTCGAACGGCCGCCTTTGTATATAAGATGCCGCCATTGTTTGCTCGGTTGGAATAGCTCTTGATATTGCTCCGGTATGGTTATCTGTCGTTTATCTGCCATTTTCCCCCTCTATAATTGCCTTGCCTGTTTCTGCGGCTATCTTTTCCCTTAGCTTCGTATAAAACTCGTCAAAAATTGCAGTATTGCCAAATTTACGCTTGAACTCTGACCGCAACTTTAATATGTCTGGCATAACGGTTACTACTTCGTTATCTTTCTTCGCCATCTAGCGCTCCTTTTTAATGTCGCCCCTGTTAAAACGCTTGCAGAGCGAATCGGGGTTAGCGTTCCAATCGTAATGATATATAGGCTTGTCGGATAGTCCTCTGTTCTTGCCTGGCACTACTACACGCTGCAACCAGTCTAAATCTTCGGCAATATTCCAATCTTCTCTAAAACGGTTGTCGCCGATAGTATCCCAGTTAAAGGCGTAAGCCCAGACAGCAGCGTTGCCTACTAGATCAAAGAATAGGAACTTAGTATCGCCGCTCTTGTCGTCAATCCAAGGGAATACGCAATAGTCGTAACCCCTATCCATCTCGCTAAAGACCGTGCGAATATAGCTAGCTTCTACGTTGTCGTCCGAGTCAATAAAGGTTATATACTTGCCCGTGCTTGCCATAAGCCCAACATTGCGAGCGCTTGATACACCTCTATTTGGCTGGTATATATGGCGCACTAGTCCGAACTTCTCTATAACTTCCCTTGAGTTGTCTGTCGAGCCATCATCTACAACGATAATCTCTACTTGCCTATCGACATTTACCTTTTGGCTCGTTAGGTTCTCTAGTAGTCTGCCAATATGCTTGCCATTGTTCCAGTTCGGTATAATGATTGAAAGCTTGTCTTGGCGCTCGCCACGCTTGTTGGCTTCGTGTCTTGCCATAAACATATCGTAATCGTTCGGGTAGTCTAGGTCGTCCGTTTCATCGCACCAGTATATATCGTGTTCGTCTAGTTCGTTCGGTCTGTAATCGTCTTGGCCTAGTCCTCGCAAGTAACGGTCAATCTGGTAGTCTTTTTCAAACTTAATCTCGCCAGAGTCGCACTTCTTGTTAAACTCTGCCATTTTATCTAGCCACCATTTGCGCTGCGGCACTAGATGGATATAGCCCTCCTCCCACGGACAGCCAGTCCAGGGGTTGCCGTGTGGGCAGTAGTAATGTTTCCAACTTTTTACATCACGATTCACGGCATCTTTAATAATCGCCTCGGTATAGTAGCAATCGCCTAGCAATATACCAAAAGCGCCCTTGCTCTTTCTTGCGATGCCCTCAAAGGCCTCTCGCTTGCTGTTATAGCCCTCTAAAACTATCTCGATATTAGTTATGCCGTTCTCTTTCAAAAGTCGCTCTGTGCGGTCAATAAGGCGCTCTCCGTCAATCTTTACAAAACACTTGTTCTTCTCGCCCTGGTAACCTTGCCAGCGTGTGGCGCTTCCGCCTGCTAAAATAAACCAGTTTTTAATCTTCATGTTTGCTCCTTAACTCTTTCTTAAATAGCTGTTCCCATCTATCGTCTGATCGCTTCTTTCTTTTAATCCCATCTTCTATATCGAGCATGGATAAAACGTTAGGACGGCGCAGAGGATAATCAAAAATCTTATCTATCATGGCGCTATCGACATCGGTTAAGTTTCGGTCAATCAGATAGCCATTCTTGCCGTCTTTTACCACTCGCTCAATCTCTGGCACTCCCTTAGAGCCAATCACGGCCACGCCGTTAGATAAAGCTTCACGAATCGAATAGCCCCAGCTTTCGCACGAGCTAAGAGATACGAGATAGTCGCAGCCTCTTATTAACGAATCGGTGTAGATATTAGCGTTGGCATATACATAGCGAGGGTTACGGCTTATGCGCTCCCAATAAGGCCCGTATGGGTCAATCTGGCTAGCAATAATAAACAGATAGTCTTTGCCTGCTTGCTCGAACTTGTCCATAAGCGCCAGAGCCTTGTCGAAGCCCTTTTCCTCGGTGCTTCTGCTCATAAAGCAAAAAACTCGCCTGTTATTGCTTGGCGAGTCAAAAACATTCTCAATAACGATAGAGTCTAAGCCGAGAGCCTTTTTAAGCCCCTTTTGAGCCGTTTCCGATACGCTAATAATACCGTCTAGCTTCTGTGGTGGTGTCCAGGTAAAATCTGCCCATTGTGGTAGCTCTTTAAGCCCTGATAGGTCGCTATGGATTACTTGATATACCTTTTTAGCCTGGATATTATCCCACGCTACGCTCTGCATGATAGGCGTAAATACGAGCGCAATATCTGCGCTGTATGTTAGCTCTCTGCTAGGGTCAAAAGTAACTTTGCCATAAGGTCGCAAGCGA